GTGCCTTTGATGGAAAATGGGAACGAATCGTAAAGATCATGGACCTAGATAATTCTTATTCATTCGTGGGTGAGAGTGGTAGCCGTATGACCCATATTCCTGAGAAGTGGGTGACGGTTGGTGTATATGACTATTTAATGGAGATTGTAGACTAATGGCTGATATTAAAAATTTGAAAATAGTTCACCTTTCTACAGGTGAAGAGATACTAACAGAGATTTTGGAAGAGAATATTTCTGTAGTAAAAGTTAAGAATCCTGTCCGTATTGTTGTTGTTCCAAGTAAGACAGATCCAAAAAATCCTTCTGTAGGATTCGCACCCTTTTTACAATGGAGTGATGATAAGACCTTGACATTAAATGCAAATCATGTTATGTTAACCTCTACACCAATCACAGAGTTTATTAATCAGTATAACGGAATGTTTGGTGGTCTCGTAGTTCCTCCAAAATCAGGATTGATCACACCATAATGAATAAATTTTATACCAATGTTGAAGTATGGGGTGGAAAGATCCTATACCGAGGTATTGAACATGGGAGAAGGGTGCGACACAAAGTCGAGTATCATCCTTCTCTTTTTGTACCTTCCAACAAACCCACAAAATATACCACAATCTATGGTGAATACTTGGGTAAAGTGAAACCAGGTACAATCCGTGATGCCCGTGATTTTGTTTCACAATATGATAATGTGGAAAACTTTAAGGTATATGGTAATACTCGTTATCAGTATTGCTTTATTGCCGATGAGTTTAAAGGATCGGTTGATTGGGATATTTCTCTTATCAAAGTGGCCAATATTGATATCGAGGTTGGTGAACCTGATGGTGGTGGATTTCCAGAACCTGATAAAGCTGATGGTCAATTGACTGCAATCACCACCAAAATGGATGGCCAGTTCACCACCTTTGGTTGCGGAGTTTATTCACCCAAGATTGGATCTAAGGTTACCTATATCAAATGTGCGGATGAGTTTGACCTTATTCGTAAGTTTCTTGGTTGGTGGCAATCAGAATATCCAGATGTAATCACAGGTTGGAATGTCCAGAACTTCGATATACCCTATATGGTCAATCGTATTCGCAAACTAATGGGTGAGAATGAGGCTAAGAAATTATCTCCGTGGGGTGTAATCAACGATAAGATGGTTGACCTTGGTATGAATAGAAAGATTAAGTCATATTCAATCCTTGGTATTGCTACACTTGATTTGCTTGACCTATACCAACGATATGCTCCTGATGGTAAGTCACAGGAGTCCTATAAGTTGGACAATATCGGTCATGAGGAACTTGGTGAACGAAAACTATCGTATGAAGAATATGGTTCCCTTCATAATCTATATAAGGAGGACTATCAAAAGTTCATCGACTATAACATTAAAGATGTTGACCTTGTTGACAGAATTGATGACAAGAATAAGTTGATTGAACTTGCTTTAACTTTATCTTATGATAATAAGTGTAACTATGAAGATGTGTTTGCACAAGTCCGTATGTGGGATGTTATATGCTTTCATCATTTGAAGTCTAAAAATGTGGTTGTTCCACCTATTGAAAGACATGATAAAGAGTCTAGATATGTAGGTGCTTATGTTAAGGATCCTATTATCGGTTTTCATAATTGGGTTGCTTCTTTTGATGTTAACTCTGAGTATCCTAGCGTTATTATGGGCAGCAACATCTCTCCAGAGACTATTGTGGAACCTGATGCCTATACCGACAGGATGCGTTCTATTGTTGCTAATGGCGTTAGTGTGGATGCCTTACTTGCCAGAAAGATTGACACAAGTTCTCTCTTGGATGAGAACTTATGCCTAACTGCTAACGGTCAGTTTTATCGCCGTGATAAACAAGGATTTATGCCTGAAATGGTCGAGAAAATGTTTGCCGACCGTAAAATTTACAAAAAGGAGATGTTAGATGCCGAAACCGCCTACGAAAAAGAGAAAGACAACTACAAAATCTGTAGAACCGAAGAAGAGAAGTCCGCAAGTAAAGATAGACAATCCGATCTTAGAAGGCGAATTGCCAAATACAGAAACCTCCAGCTCAGTAAAAAAGTCTCACTTAACTCTTTATACGGTGCTCTTGGGTCTAAGTATTTTAGGTTTTTTGACCTTCGCAATGCTATCGCTGTCACCACCACAGGTCAACTCTCAATCCGTTGGATCGAAACTGCCCTTAATGGATATCTCACCAAGATTTTAAAACAAGAGGATGATTATGTCATTGCGGTTGATACAGATTCGGTTTACCTTCGCCTCGGCCCGCTTGTGGGCAAAACTATTGGCACAGACGGAGAAACTGATGATCCAGCAAGAGTCATCTCCTTCCTTGATAAGGTTTGCGAGAATAAAATTCAACCTGTTATTGATTCCGCTTGTAGAGAACTTGGTGAATATACTAATGTTTTTCAACAAAAAATAGTAATGAAGAGAGAAGTCTTGGCAGATAAGGCAATCTGGACCGCCAAGAAAAGATATATTCTCAATGTCCATAACTCTGAAGGTGTTCAGTATACCAAACCTAAGAAGAAAGTTATGGGCCTTGAGATGATTAAGAGTTCAACACCATCATCATGTAGAGAGAAACTAAGAGAGGCCGTTGATGTTATTTTTGACAAGGATGAAACCGCTATTCAGTCTTTCATTCAGGTATTTCGTAGTGAGTTTGAAAATCTGCCTTTGGCGGACATATCTTTTCCTCGTGGTCTTAATGGACTTGTTAAGTATGCTGATAAGAAAACTATCTATGGAAGCGGCACCCCTATTCATGTGCGTGGTGCTCTCGTATATAATCACTTTCTACATAGTCATAAACTGGATACTAAGTATCCATTGATCCAAAACGGTGAGAAACTAAAGTTTGTGTTCCTCAAAGAACCAAATACCATTCGTTCTAATGTTATATCTTTCCCGCAAGGTGGTATACCGGAAGAGTTTGCCTTATCTAAATATATAGATTATAATACACAATATGAAAAAGCATTTCTTGATCCGTTAAAAATTATTCTTGACAGTATCGGATGGAAAGCGGAGAAAACATCATCGTTAGAAGATTTCTTTTTATAAGGAGAATAATATGAGTAATACAGAATGGAAGAATGGTTATGATGCTGGTTTTGCTGCTGGTTGGAAGGCCGCAAAGAGTGAACTTCCTGGAGTATATAATATCACATCAGGTGCTTCCTTTACAACAATGAATGATCAACCTTACAATATCAAAACTAATGTAGAACTTGGAACAATCGTTCTAAAGGAAGAAAAGAAGAAGCCTGACCTAAAAGTCATTCATAACTTAACAGACCATACAAGGATTGTCTAATGGCAAAAAAGAAGGACGATAAATATAAACATTCACCTGCCCGTTTATATGAGTTTGTACCGGACGAAACAAGTATCACACCAAACAACATTGTGGAACTTGCTAATCTAGTTAGAGTTGGTGTTGGTGGCCACGTATTGGAGAAACTTTCACCAGAATTAAAGAAACATTTTAAAGAAGTTGCCTAACGAGATTGTTAGGGACTAAAATAAGGAGAAACTTATGTCAGATATTTTTCAGAAGTTGTTGGAAGAAACCAACAACGAATACGCCTCTATTGCCGAAAATGGCATTGAGGCAGGAGATGTTTCGGGATTTATAGGCACTGGTTCATATGCTATGAATGCCTTGTTATCGGGTTCTATCTTCGGTGGACTTCCACAAAACAAGGTCACAGCATTTGCCGGTGAACCATCGGTGGGTAAAACATTCTATGCACTAAATGTATGTTACCAGTTTTTAGAAGATCATTCAAATGGATTCGTCTTTTATTTTGAGTCCGAGTCTGCCGTATCCAAAGATTTTCTTGCTAGCCGAGGAATTGATACTAAGCGTATGGCAATTGTACCAGTGGCTACGGTTCAAGAGTTCCGCACCCAAGCGGTCAAGATCCTAGATCGGTACTTAGAACAAAAGGGTGAACGACCACCAATGCTGTTCGTCCTTGATAGTCTTGGTAATCTCTCAACTGATAAAGAAATGGCAGATATTGCCGACGGTAAAGATACCCGTGATATGACACGGGCACAATTAGTTCGTGGCGCCTTCCGTGTGCTTACTCTCAAATTAGGTAAAGCGAAGGTGCCATTGATTGTTACTAACCATGTCTATGATGTGGTCGGTTCCTATGTTCCTGTGAAGAAGATGGGCGGCGGTTCTGGTCTAGAATATGCGGCATCAACCATCATCTTTCTATCTAAGAAGAAAGATAAAGCATTGGATGACGATGGTGGTCGTACCGGTGCTGTTATCACCGCACACCTCAAGAAATCTCGTATGACCGTGGAAGATAAGAGAGTGGAGACCTGGTTGAACTATTCCTCAGGTCTTGACCCTTATTATGGTCTCCTTGACCTTGCTGATAAGTTTGGCCTTGTTAAGAAGGTATCAAACAAGTATGAGTTCCCAGATGGAACAAAGGCATTTGAAAGTCAGGTAAAGAAGAACCCAGAAAAGTATTTTACCACAGACCTCCTACAAAAGATTGATGAGGCCTGCCAAGGTGAGTTTATGTATGGTAAAACAAATGTGACGGAGGTGGAAGATGGAACTGGGGATTGATTGGAAATTTCGTGATGACCTCTGGGATTCTAATAAAGAAGGAACAACGGTTCCTATTGAATTAATGGTTGACCCGTTTATAGGAGTGGTGTATAATTATACCACAGTTAGATTTCGTGTGGATGAAAATGATATTCCACGCATAGGATATGATTATGAGATTATTAAGACAAATGATTTGTCTATGGTCACATTAAGAAAGAATCAAAAGTTTAATACGGTCCTTGGATTGATATTAAATGCTTTATTGCTAGATGCGTCAGAAGCGGAAGGTGCGAGTGAGACTAGAACAAACAATCCTGAAGAACTTAATCAAGAATGAATCCTATACACGCAAGGTTCTTCCATTCATAAAAGAGGAATATTTTTCTAATACCGAAGACCGGCTACTTTTTAAAGAAGTGGCCGGCTTCGTGTTGAAGTATAATCAACAACCAACCTTTGATGCTCTAAACATCGAGGTTGATAACTTGCGTGGTACAACCGATGATACGGTTAAGAATATCAAAGAGACACTAAAAGAACTTAATGATGACACAATTACAACAAATGCGGACTGGCTTTTAGATTCCACTGAAAAGTTTTGCCAAGAAAAGGCTATATACAATGCCATAACATCATCACTAGAAATAATGAATGGCAAAGGTAAGTTGGAGAAAGGTGCCATACCTTCTCTATTATCCGATGCTCTATCCATCTCTTTTGATCCGAATGTTGGGCATGATTATCTAGAGCAATATGAGGATCGTTATGAATATTACCACCGTGTTCAAGAAAAGTTGGCATTTGACTTGGACTTCTTTAACAAAATCACTAAAAACGGGGTCCCTAGAAAAACTCTTAATGTTGTTATGGCCGGTGTGGGCGTTGGTAAATCTTTGTTCCTTTGCCATCTTACTAGCAGCTACCTTAATCAAGGAAAAAATGTTCTCTATATTACCTTGGAGTTAGCTGAAGAAGAGGTATCAAAAAGAATTGATGCCAACCTGATGAATATTACTTTTGATGACTTGATGAATCTACCTAAGGACCTATATCAAAAGAAGATTGATAACCTGAAGGCCAAGACCAATGGAAAACTAATCGTTAAAGAGTATCCAACGGCGAGTGCCTCTTGTGTCCACTTTAGGAGTTTGCTCAATGAACTTAATCTCAAGAAAAACTTCGTCCCGGATGCCATCATGGTTGACTACCTCAATATTAGTGCGAGCAGTAGGATTAAGCCTGGTAATGGCGTCAATAGTTATACTTACATTAAAGCCATTGCCGAAGAACTGCGTGGTCTTGCCGTTGAATACAACGTTCCAGTGTGGTCAGCAACTCAATTAACCAGAAGCGGTTATGGTAGTTCTGATCCTGATATGACCGATACTTCCGAGTCGTTTGGTCTTCCTGCGACGGCAGACTTCTTTGTTGCGATGATTACAAATGAAACTATGGAACAATTGAAACAGGTTCAGGTTAAGCAGTTGAAGAACCGTTATAATGATCCTTCCATAAATAAAAGGTTTGTAATTGGTATTGACAAAAGTAAAATGAAGCTGTATGATGTAGAACAATCAGCGCAAGATTTGGCCGATTCAGGACAGGAAGAAGTTAAACCTATTCCAAGACAATTTGATGGTGGTAAGAATAAGTTTAAAGGATTGAAAGTATGAAGCAACTATACAAATATTATCCAGATTTTGATGAAGATGATAACCTATTATGGTATGTCCATGAGTTATCAACAGACCAAATTGTTGCCGAGTTTTTCTTTGAGGATGATGCCATAGCATTGTGTAGGTTTTTGGAATCAGGTAATGCCTTTGCCGGTCATACACCTTCTTTTATGTTAGTTAAAGTACCAACAGATATTAATTCTGCCTTTGCCGCAGAGTTTGCATAATTGGTTCCGTGGTGAAACAGGATATCACAAGGATCTTCTAAATCTTAGTTCTGGGATCGTAGCCCGGCGGAACCACCAATATTGGAGTATAAAATGGATAATCTAACACCAGAACAATTAAAAAGGCAGGCATATTTCCGTATGGCAATATTCTTTGCTATCACCATTATTAGTGGTTTTATTGCCAGTGATATTAACATGCTAGGAGGACAATGATGTTTGAGATTTCGGAAGAGACAAAGACCAATGCTATTGCTGCCATTAAAGAAGTATTGACAAAAGATGGTGTAAGTGATAATCACCTAACAGATGAAGTTCTTGGTGAGGCATTTGATGCCGCCGTTGCTGCTGTTAAAGCACAATTTGGTATGTAAGTAATATCTGGGCGTAGCTCAATAAGTAGAGCATCCGCTTTGGGAGCGGAAGGTTGTTGGTGCGAGACCAGTCGCCCAGACCAATAATTGAAAGGCAATATATTATGAATAAGTATCTATCGGCTGCGGCCATTTTCATTACACTAACAACTTCGGCCGCTGCCGATCCGTTATCAGATTTTTTCGGTGGTATCTTTGGTGGTCAGTCAGCCGCACAACCAACCAAGGTGAAAAGAGGTAAACATGCGAGATCAACTCAAAGTAACACTAATAATGATTGGGGCAATGATGATGGCAGCAGGCATTCCTCTGGGAGCAAAATGGTTGCTTCTTACTACGGGCATGGTGAAAGACTGGCCAAGCATACAGCTTCCGGTGCTATGTTCAACCCACACGGACATACAGCAGCCCACAGGACGTTGCCGTTTGGGACACACCTCCGAGTCTGCCATCGTGGATGCGTTACCGTAGTTGTTAATGATAGAGGACCTTTTGTTCGTGGTAGGCATCTTGATCTTTCCTATGGTGCTGCAAGGGCTATTGGTATGGGTTCAACTTCAACGGTCACCGTGGAAAGATTAAATTAATAGTTGACAAGGTCTTTTCCTTGTGTTAGGATACAATATAACTTATGAAAGGTTACGGAAATGAAAAAGACAATTATTGCTATCGTTGCTGCTCTAGGAATTAGTTTATCATCCGCCGCTCCTGCTAATGCTTGGTATGGCGGTTGGGGCGGATATGGCGGTTGGGGCGGATACGGATACGGCGGCGGTTGGGGTTATGGAGGAGGTTATGGTGCTGCTATGCTAGGCGCTGGTCTTGCTGCTGGTATCATCGGCGGTGCTATAGCATCGCAATCATACGGTCCTTATGGTTATGGTTATGGTGCTCCTGTTTACGCTGCTCCTGCTTATTCTGCACCAAGAGTTAAGAAGAATATTATTATCAAGAATAGTCCTGGTGCTACAGTTATTGAGGAAGATGATATTTTTGGATGGTAAGAGGTAAACAATGTGCTACTATACAATCACCACTAGCGTAGAAAATAGAGAGGGACATTTACAGGCCCT